CGCTCTTTTGGACGAGTGGGCGAACTACTCTACGAGATTTCATTGTTTTTGAACCGCGTTCAAATTTGACGTGGTTGACGAATCTGTCAAAGAACTCGTGACCTTTAACAAATGTTTCAATTCTACGCTTAATGGCAGCGATTTGTTCATCGGTCATATCAGCGTATTTAATTGCTTCGTTGACTGCCATAATAAATTTTCCTTTCTAATTTGCATAATGTTCTTTCCAATATTTCTCGAATTCTTCATCGGACATACTGGAAATATCTTTAGAAGTGACTGCACCATTTGCTTTAGATGAAGGAGTTTTTGAGATTTTTGACCCGTTCTTTTCAACAACTTCTTTCTCTTTTTCGGCTTTTTTCTTCTCAAGATAGAGTTCATAAATTTCTACTTGAGTCCACCTACCTGCACGCCCTTTCATACACTCTTGGTATAATGGGTCATCTGCAAGTTGAGCAGTGTTGAGTTTCGGATATTTCTTCACAAGTTCAGCGATTTCGGCAGTGATTTTTTCGGAACGTTCTTTTTCTTCTTTTTCCTTTTTTTCACTTTCTTCTTTCGCTTTGCGAAGTTCTGCTCTCCTAATTTCAGCCAATCTCTTTGGAAGGTCGGACACAGGGTCTTTTCCTTCGTCATCGAGTTTCCTTTGGATTTCGTAGATTTTAAGGTCTTCTTCGTCCACAATAGGTTCATCGGTATAAGGATTGGTTTTGATGACATCTAATTTGGCTTTTAGTGTTGCGTCATCTCTGATTTTTTGCTCTTTTTCCCTTTCTTTTGCTTCGCGTTTCGCCTTTTCTTCGGCTTCTTTCTTGCGTCTCATTTCGGCAAATCGAGCGTTTTTGGCTTTTTCTCTCTCTTTTTCTTCATCTTCTTGTGACTCTTCAGATGAAGGTTCCTCGTCTTCTTCGTCATCGTCTTCGAAGTCGTCGTCACTTACGTCTTCGTCATCAATGTCGTCTTCATCGAGTTCGTTGTCGTCATCGAAGTCCTCATCATCGAGTTCTTCGTCTTCTACGACTGTGTTTGGCTTTTTTTCGTCCATACTTTGTCCTTTCTAACCACTGTATGAGGTGTGATTTTTGCGCTATTTCAAGCGATGATGATGTTTGCCCTCACATCTTTGGGAAATTTATTATTGCTCGGGTAGCTGAACGCTCCCGCCAATGCCTCTGGAATTATTAGACCTAACTTCGCCCACAGACACGCCTTCTGATTTACCTGTATTTCCACGATATTTGTCTAATTCTTTACTCAATGCACTAATAACTGTATTAGAGTTGTTAATCTTATCTTTGAACTCTGATTGCAAGTTCTTGAGATATTGAGTATTTGCGCCAAGTGCTGATTCAAGTTTCTTGGCATAAGTCATAATTTCATTGGTTTTTCCTAACAATTCTTGGTATTTAGACTTCATTTGTTGTAGTTCTGAATTCTTACGATTTTCAATTACGTTCTTAAGCGAAGTCTTTGCACGTTGTGATACGTTTGGACTTGCTTGGAGATACATATTAAGAACGTCTGGATCAATGTTCTGCATACCACCATTAAGAACGAGATTATCGAAGAATTGTTGTTCAACGAGTTGTGAATCAAGAACACCTTGCTCTGCGTCAATACAAATGTCGAAGTTAACACCCCAAATATCTTCATTTTTGAGTGTTCCAATCCTTGTTCTATGAACTGGTTTGCTCAACATTTCTTTAACCATTTGTGGGTCTTGACCTTGCATAGTCATTAAGTCTTGTGGAGCAACACCTTCTTGTGGGTTTCCATTGACTTTTTGTAGCAATGCTTGTTGTGCTTGCTCTTCGCCTTCAAGTTCTGAATCTGTTAATTCATATGTATATTTAGCTTCATCAACATAATGTTTGTAATACATTAAACGGATATATGCCTTTTCTTCGTTGTAAACCCAGAACAATTTTTGTTGTTGTTCGATAGATGTATTGGATTGTTTAATCATTTGTTGGAGCATATAACCAGACATATCTTGGTTGGTAATGCTGCCGTCCATAACATCAGAGAAACCATAAACTGTTCTTGTTAAGTTAAACATTCTCTCTGCGCTATCGAGCAAACCATTTGGCATAGGTTGACTTTCTGCGAATTTAATACCCCATTGGTTAGTAAATCCAGAGAAATCTGTTAATACTTGTGATGGTTCGTTGGTAACGACTTGTCCTTGTAAAGCGTCTGGTTTAACAATAATCTTGTTATAAGCATTGTTTTCCATACACTTTAAAGTCATTGAGTATGAAAAGTTGATGGCTTTTTGAATTGGTATCATTTGGTCGATATCACTTCTGCCATAGAATGAACGATTACGGGCGAACGGTGTGTATTTAGCAAATGGATATAATGAGAATTTTTCTTTTGCTTCCTTATATTCTTTATCGCTAAATTCGTCCTTTTCGGTCGCACACATAACTAAATCTTCATAATCTATTTTGTAATCTGCGACAGTTTCGAGGTTTTCTTCAGGCGGAATGTCCTTTTCCATACGTTCTTTATATTCACGGAGAACTTCTTTAATTCTTGATTTACCTAATTTCATTGAAAGTGGGTGTGGGAACTCGAAGATATCCACCGATTTTGTAGAACACATAAAGTAAACTTCGCCATCTACACGGAAGAATCTTGTAAACATAGTTGCGCGAGCTGTATTTATCGAATTCGTATCTTTGTAATCTTCTTGACCTCTAATAACGTCATCTAAAATAAGTTTTTTCTTATGTTTAATTTCTTCTTTATCTTTGCCTTCGAGCATATCGTAGAGACCTGCGACAGAGAAATCTTCCCAGAACATAACCCATTCTTGATTTTGAATATCTTGAATATATGGATTTGCCACTGCGAAGTTACGAAGGTCGATATGTTCTTCAACTAAACCGCCTTTATAAATGCCTTTGTATGATGTGTCGTCTGGGTCCCATCTAATAAATGTGATTTCGGTTCCGTTGACATAACCATTTAAGGCAGCTTGGTAGTTATTAGCTTCTAAATGTAATTTATTACAGTTATATTTATCAAATTGCGAGAGCGCGTTGCAGTCGGTGTCCATGTTGTCCGCAGTAAACGCAAGATAAATAGGAGTTCCGCAGATTTTTGAAGCTTTAATTTGTGCTGAAAACGAGCAAATATTCATCGTTACTCGTATCATGTTATTAAAGTTCTCATTTGGATACTGCTTTGAATTATAAAAATTCTGCGCTTGGTCAATATAGTTGATTAAATTCGAGTCAACTTTATATTGTTGATCCAAGAGGAACAAATCATAGTTTATGGTGTTATTTCTTTGGATTTCTTCCGTTTTCATAGAACTCTACACTTTCCCCCGCGAATGATTTGACTAACTCTTCTGGAGTCATCTTTGAACGAGCATCTTGCTCGATTTTTTCTTTTAATTTACCAGTCGGAACGATAGGTCTTGGGTCTTCTGTGACCTGCAAATTACGGATTTTCTCAAGATTTTCGTGCAAAGTATATAAATCTGCCTTTGTAATACCGAAAGAGAGTAGAAATTCTTCAAACTCTTTCTCTCTGGCTAATTTCTTGAGTTCTTTTAATCCCATATTTGATAAACCCTTCTTTCCTGACTTGCTTTCCTTCTTCTTTCTTCCATATCAAACTCTAATTCATCAATAGTTTTATGTGCTGATGTAGCGCGTTGAGATGGAATAGCGACTTGTGCGTGTCGGCAGTAGAAGAAACCACAAGCCGACATAACCAAGTCATCGTGCGCCCCAGAGACCGCCTGTATTTTTTCCTTTCCAGTAGAATCATTTTTGACGATTTGGAAGTTCTCCATTTCGCATATTGTTTCCCAGTCACGGATAATACAAGGATTGTCTCTAAAGCCTTCTGCAAATTCGTCAATCATAACAAGACGGTTGTTTTGCTTGGTTTTATAACCAAACTGGTCTTGATATCGCCCACTTAACGCGTCATAATCTTGGTCTTGGTAAATGAACTTGTGACCGCATTTGTAGAGAAGTTTCAATACTCTTGAAGTCGTGTTCGTTTCGCCTGTTGCCAAGACAGGAATTGACTCATAATACTTAAGCAAGCAATACATTTGATAAGCAGCTTCGTCCGCATCGCACTTGTTCTTGTGATAAACTGCGCATTGAACCCCAGTGTAGTTATCAAAGACGTGAGTTGCGAAGTAGTCTTCACCGCCATTTGCAGGGTCGTTTGTAATGACATACGGGTGACCAACCTTTGGTTCTTCATAAATTTTAATATCACCATTACCATATTTTGCTTCTACGAATTTGATGTCCTTTATGGTGATAATTTCACCGTCCTGTGACACTTCCTTCTTATAAGTGAAGAACCCTTGTTTAACTGGTGGGTGATTAAGTATCCACTCCTTCTGCATTTGCACGAGTTCCATATTGAATTTGTTCGTGCCTGTGACAATGAACGCTTCAATCGGAGTAGATGGGAACTCTTGTCTTAACTTCGAGAGATTACCACGCATCTTATTAAATTGAACGCGATACCACGCAATCTGGTCTAAGCTAAGATTTAATTTATCTTTTAACTTGATTTCCCAATCCATTAACTCGAATCCGTCATAAGGGATAACGTAGGTTGGATCGAGATACCAAGCAAAGAACAACGCTTTATAACCGTCATTTGTGCCAACGTCCGTATCCCAAATCGTTTTGTAATAGTTGACACCATTTGCGGTTGTTTCATAGGCGATGATAGAATTTGGGTTTGTATCATCAACCGTTTGAAGGACTGATGTGGTAGTTCCTTCAATATCGTCCCAGAACGCGACTTCTGATAAATGAAGATATTGACATGTATCGGAACGACCCGCATTATCGCCTTGCACCAATATTCTGACCTTCGATGTTTGCCCCATACCATAGTCCACCGCTAACTCTTTCGCGTTCGACTTAATGAGCGGAAGTCGACTCTTTAAGAATTCTGGTAGGTTGTGGTAATAGAATTTGTATTTGTCAAACAAGTTAGTCGCGTGGTCAGCAATATCTGCGATAATACACGCAGTTTGGTTCGGAACAAGAATTGTCAGAACGAATAAGATCGCTGCAATAAAAGTTGAGAAACCAAGCTGACGGGCTTTTAATACGTTTACACGCATACGTTTACCCGCACGCTTCTGCTCGCACAGTTCTTTATAAAAAGATATCTGCGCGTCATTAATACGAAATACCGAGAATCTTCCTTGTTTATCCTTCACTCGAAGGAACATTTCGATAAATCGCCATACAGGAATAATGATGTCCTGCCCTTTTTCGTCCGCAATCGTGATAGCCAAGTCGTAATCATAAGGCGCGAGTTCTGTGTCCGCGCGTGTTTCCTTATAACTATTTGGTATCGCTCGATTGTGTTTGTCGAGAACTGGAACCATCTGGCTTTGCTCCTGCTGCTACGCCTCGGAAAAAGTCGGACGCCACAACTTCGCCACCGAGATTAAGTTCTTGT